AATTCAAATAGCTGGAACTTACTAGCTACTGAAATTGCTTTCTCCAAAGTAATAAACAATCTACGTACATTGATTCGATCAAATGCAGAAGGTTTACTTTGCATAGTCTTGTCACCATATAAGATAGTTCCTTGACCTGCGAAAGATACAATTGGATTAACACCGAGTTTATACAATGAATCTCTATCAATCTGCGTTGGATTAAATGCAAGGCGAGTACAGTTATATACAGCACCTCTACTAAATCCAGCTGGAGACCACCATGGATCTGCAACATTATCAGCATTAGCAGCTAAACCAGCCATAGAGCCTGAAGCTAAAATCCAACGATACTTATCATTATACTTATCGTATACATACAAAGCACCAGAATCAGCAAATGCATAAGAAGTACCGGTTACAGTACTTCTCCAAGCAGCTACTTTAACAGCTGGAGATTGCTCGCCAACAGTTGCTGCGATTGGAGGAGAAACAAATGCAACGCAATCTTTGCGTTGATCTGCAATCTGAGCAATGTACTGATCTATACCAGCAGCATCACTTGATTGAATCAACAATGAAATCTCTACAGTTTCTACATCTTTGAATAAATCATATCCAAGCATGATATCACCGGTATCGATGTTTTCATTGTTAGCCTCACCACCAGCTAATATCGCTTCAAATGCTACTGCAACACCAGCAAATGTTACTCCAAGAGCGAGTTGACCTGAATCAGGTAAGTTAGATGTATTTCCAAGACGAATCCACTTCGAAGATTGGTTCACCCTAGCTGTCCAAAAGTTCGATGTACCATCAGTTGACTTAGCATCTTTAGCTTGAGAAACATACTCAAATGTTTCTAAAACTGTATTTGCTACACCAGTAATTGATCCATCTCTATCATATACTACAACATGAAGTTCATCATCAGTACCACCAACACCAGCTGCATACTCAGAAGTACTTGGTGCTGAATTGAAACTATCTGCAAAATCCCAAGCTGCAAAGCTCAATCTTGTTGCTACTGATACTCCTAATCCATTACCGATTTTACCAGCGAATCTTGCGATTGCCCAGTTAGAATCTGATAATGTCACTGATGTATCAAAGTGATCAGTGTTCTTTGCTAAAACTCCAGTACCAGATGCTGCTGCATTTACTGCTGGATTTGTGTTAGTCTGTGCCGCAACTGCTGCTGTGTATACTGCGTATACATTTGGATCTTCCACGGTACCGCTACCGCTTACTACTTGAGCTTCACAAGTTGACTCATCAGTCCAGTCTGTACCTTCAACACCCATTGAACATGAATGTGGTACAGCAGGAAGATCTACACCATCTGCTAATGTTCTAACTACTTTTAATGTGTTACCATAACTAAGGAATTGAGTCGCATTCAAAAAACACTGGAATGTGTTTCTTGATGGCTGCCCAAACGTTTCAACTAATTGCTGTTCTGATCCGACCGTGACAATCTCATCTGCGGGGCCCCACTGGAAAGTTCCAGCGATTGCGCCAATAGACGATGAAGTGGCGGGAATAACGTTAGTTAAATCGGTTTCTTTTACCTGTACACCAGGTGATACTAAAAAAGCCATATTTTACCCCTATATCAATTGTTTGTAAGAAAAATCATAATACGTTTATTTTCAATACTATTATTTATAAGTATCACCCTTTCCACACTTCCCATTGAGGAATATCAACTAAATCATCACCCATATTATCATTAATTATACCAAATGGTAATAGATCATCTTCAATTTGTTTAACCTTTTCTGCGTATAACATACTCTTCATATCAATATCTGATATCTCCTTGAAGAATTGGGTTGTTGAAAACCATCCAAACATAACTAAGTTCATCATTAAGTCATCATGATTACCAGTTGAAGCTTCATACGATTTACCTCGCGCAATAAAGGTTGACATCTCTATAATTGTATTTTCATCAACAATATCAAGCTTATTTTGTTCTACGATATCCTTAATGTTCGAGCAACCAATTCTCTTAATCTTCTTAGTCATTGTAACACCAATAGCATTAGCCTTAATCATTGACTCCACATAGACATTCTCATATTCTAAATCGTAGTATAATCCATTACATACTATTTGACCCGCATCATTACTTTCAACTACAACATATGCTTTATTATATGCATCAGCGTATTTATAAATCAAATCAGGGAACAATAATGGACTCATCATATTATCTCTAAATACTGCTACTTGTTGTAAGGGTTTAGTAGATGCATCGATAATGGTAAAGGTTGAATAATCTTGACCCCTTCCTCGAGAGACGTCCACAAGCACTACATAATCATGATCATCAATAGGATTTTCGTATATACTAACATTATGCATATAGCCAATTGGCTCCTTCGCCCTCAATCCTAATAATGTATCAGCAGATATAAGAGTATTACCAGTACCATGAAATGTATTACCAAACTCTTGTTGGAATTGTAACTCACTTGTATTAGCAACTGTCTGAGCTTTCCACTTATCATCTCTTCCTGGAACATCCCACCAATCAACTCTAAATGATTTAAACTCATTAGTCTTTTGTTGGGCGCCTTCCCATAACTTATGAAATACATTACCAACACCATTAGCAGTAGATGTAATAATAACCTTAGTTGTTTCACCAGATGATACTACTGGGTATGTAGATGTATAGAATTCAGCAGCATTTTCAACGAATGCAAACTCATCAAGATACAATAAGTTAATAGACATACCACGAATAGATGAACCAGATGTTGCAGCAGCAATAATCCTTGAGTTGTTTGAGAACTCAATCGAACCTTTGTTTAATGCCTTACAACCAGGCTGGAGAAAGAACGGAAGGTTCTCTAACATAAGAGTAATACGGGCTAACATCTCACGAGCTGTAGAACCTTTATTAGCTAAAACAGCTACTGTCTTTTCTGTTTGGAATATAGAATACCAAAGAAGGTATGCACATGTTGATATTGACTTACCAGATTGACGACATGCTAATATGATATTAAATCTATTATCATCAAAGTTATTCAACATTGTCTCTTGATATGGATACAAATTAAAGTTGACTAATCCTTTATCTAAGAGTATAATCTTAATATACGTACGACAAAAGTATCCAATATCATCCATACACTTCTTGTATTCAATGATATCTTCTTTTGTCCAATCTTGAGTAACACCATCTCTTTTAACGCTAGCGTTACCTAAATAGCTATCAGGTCTCTTCATCACCATGTTCAATCACTTGTTCATCTTGTAGCATTCTTTGTAGGTCTGTTGTAGATCCAATAAACACATTATTATTAGTCACTGTTCCAGGCAATGCTTTCTTATCATCATCCATTAAGGTTACTTCTTTCTTTGATTTCTGCAGCTTCATAATCTTTTCACCGATCTCTGCATTTTGTTTGATTAATTGTCCTACCATCATCAACTCAATAGCTTCATCTCCTTGAGAAGCTAAATCGTATAGATTTCGTCTTATGTTTTTATAATCATCATCTAAGTCACTCATGTAGTAGTCTACCTATTCATTAAAAAAGTCTATCGTCTCCGTATACGGTGTAGTAGTTCCATCCACTATTTGTATCTCTATAGGGTTATTGTTATTCTGATTTATATATGTAACCTCAGTTTTATCAATGATACCTCTATCTTGAATACCTCTGTAGTACTTAATTCTTGTTTCAAATGTTAATGTATACACAATAGTTCTTCTACTTAAGAAATCTCCTTCATACTCATCATTTAAGCCAACAGAAGTTAACACAATTGGAATATCTGATTTAATATCGATATCAGGAATGTCTGTAATTGATATGGTATAGTCTGGTTGGAATATAGGGAGTATCTGTTCTAGAATTTGTAAAGCATCATCTTGGGATTTTGTCATGATATTTAATTCAAAGCCTACTTTATATACAGCAGGAGTTCCTAAAGACTTTCTATTTGTCGGATCGTTTGGATCTACTTTAGCATATTTCTTATTCTTATTAAGTCTTGAAGCACCATCATAATTCATGTCAGTTATTTCAAATGACATGCGTGGTAATTTAAGAGCTATCTTAGTATCATTTAAATCAGCTGCACGAGCTAAGAACTTCTGGCGAGGACCATAAGCTAAAGGTACTTTAATTCTTGCAAGTTCTTTACCTGCAGCATCTACCTTTAATACTTCTAAATTATTGAACAACGATCCAAATACGGATACCATTCTTCTTGTTGATTCATTATACCAGTGATCTCCAAACATTATGGTTCTCCGAATGGGTTAGTTTCGCTAAAGTCGATTATATTATCAGCCTCAGCTTCAAAGAAGTCGTTAGCTGCATACGGATCTCTATTATAATTGGTACTGTCAATAAGTGTAGTACTCATTACAGCATAGCTAACTCCTGACTCAGTACCCGTAACCATATTAGATGGATCAACATAGAACTTCTGGAACTTGCCTTCAGTAGTAACATGAGCCACAACTGTTAGCGTACCTTCAGTAGAACCACCAGATGCCCATGCAGCTACTTCACCTTCAATATTAATCGCATTACCAGCTTCGTCATTCTCACCACTCCATTGAACAATAGTCTCACCAATAGTGTAGTTTCCTGAACCACTGTTAAGAGAATACGTATATGATGTTGCCAACAGTGTTTCAATCCGATCAATTGCAGCAATACCGGTATCCATTGCTTCATCACCGTACTCAAACAATTCAGCTTGTAGCTTATAGATTGGAAGATTGTTTAATTGATAGAATGGTTGTTCATGTTCAACAAACTTAATTTCAAATAGACTATTACTCAAAGGTAGGAATAATAAGTCTCCTTCCATAGGTCTAACGGTATTAGTCCATTTACTTACTTGTTTATCCCACCGACGTTTAGCCACAATGAATGTAGCTTGGTCTCTAATTTCTAATCCGAACTTAGCTAGTAAGTCTCCATCACCTTCAAATCCTTCTTGGTTCTCAATATACATTTCAATAATGTATGAGTCTTCGAATTTTGAATATGATTCATTTAGTATTTCATCTCTGGATATTTCAGCACGAGGAATATAGACAATATCTTGTCCATATATTTGCAAAGACTCAATAATTAAGTCTTCGTATAAATCCTGTTCCGATTTAACCTGATTGGAAAAATATACATTTCTCATGGTTTATCCCATTGCGAAGTCAACTGGTAATTCCCAAGCTAACTGCATTTCTTCTTCTAATTTAATAACATCTTCATTTGCTTGATTAAATATTTCTAAGCCATTCATAGTAACTCCACCAGGTAACATCATACCTTCGAACTTACTCATATTCTGACCCCACTGTTTCTTAACCAATGCTGTTACATATCTCTTTAAAAACATATCGTTATAGATGTCTGTATATGTTTGTGGATCGACAATCTTCCATGCTTCAATAATAATGTAGTCTCCTTCTGTCCAAGCTTCGGATGCTGCAACACAAGCAACTTCAGTTGCATAGGCTGGATCAGAACAACCTGTACCAGATAATCCATCAAAGCCGTCATCAATATAAAGTCTATTCATATGTCGATTGAATCTTAATAACTCTTTTCCGTTTAATCTGTGATCAATAAGAGCTAAATGACTCTTCCTTGCATCATACAATTGCAAACTAGATGAAGCACCCCAAGTCCACATATCAGATACTCTCATTTGGTATTCAACGTTATGTTCAACATTACTTGCTGATGATCCAAAATCAAGAACAGATAGAACTGATGTAATATCATCAGGTATTGCAATATACGAATTATCTATATCAGCTTGAGTTAGTTGATGTTTAAGGTAAGTTCGAACGATAGCGTCTGAATGAAACTCTTGGTAATACTGCAAAGCATCATCAACCCTATCATCCAGTTGGTCATCATCTATATTGATTTCAATTACAGGTGCGCCTAACGCTCTAAGCGCATGTTCCTTTAATTCCTTTCTGGTTGTTACTTTTGCCATAATTGTTCCTCTGTATAGACTTATTTATAATAATTAATAACCCATCCCTGTTCTTTGGTATATAATGTCATTGAGCCTTTCTTTATCTTCATCAGACATCAAATTCTCAGCTTCTAACTGTTTAGCTTGTAGTGTCTTAATTAACTCAGGCATACCTTCAATTGTTTTTAATATATAGGTTCCTGATAGAATAACTATCAGAGTGGAAATATTCTGAGTATTGAATTGGCTATTAAGTCTTAATGAGTCAAGATCAGTTGCTACAGACCACAATACACTGATTAGATCAAAAGCTCTAGCAATACCATGGCCAACCCATTTAAGAACGTATACAAACATATCCCACATAGCTTCTGCCGCTACTGCAGATCTAAGGTATACATGATGATACACGTCAATGAATTCTGAAAACACTTCTAAAAAGCCTTTCTTCATATTTCTTAAATCAAATAACATTTGCTCGAGCTGCAACTTGAATTCATACAAGGTGATGTCATTCTCCCAAACATCAATAATTGATCTCATAGTTCCTTCTAGTATCTCGTCCCATGGTACATTAGATACAATTTTATGAATTTGATGCATAACCATATAATAAGCATCTGCAGCAAATTCAGAGGTTCCACTCCAAGCTTCACGAGGTGTAATTCCCCATAAAGGTCCAGTAGCATCTGGATTATCAATGAAGTTAACTCGAGCAGCCTCACTTAAATTTTCATGCATCGCTTTGATCTTAGCCTTACATGCTGGAGTGTGTGGATCACATGATGAAGCATCCCACCAATCTTTAAACATTTGTTCATTGTCGTAGTGAAATATTACACCAGCTATTGCATCGATTGGTATAAGGGCAAGTATTGCACCACCAGCTTTACCGAGTGTTTTGAATACACCACCCGTGGCCGAAGGTATTCCTCGAACTTGTCTCACTTCAAGATACTTCATACCATCCTTGATTACTACAGCAAGATTCAACCCCTTTCCTTGTAGATTGTTAATAGCGTCAATTTGAGTAATGTCGAGTGGTATGTTAGTGTTAATTTTAATACCATCTTGAAAGAAGAATAAATTACCATCCTCTAAAACATAATCACTATTATCAAGCATTGATGATATACTGAAGTTGACAGTAGAATTCATTTTTTCTTGAATGACTTTAGCATTAGCTTTCTGAGTATTAACGAACTTTTGATTAAATGCATTAATACTATTTTCAAGCTCATCCAATTGCTCTTTAAGTCTTGCAACTTTCTTTGCTTTCGGCCTGGTGTTGTTAAGATCATATTGTGAGTTTTTATTAGCACCTAAGAATGCAAACACCGAAAACAATTGTTTTCTTACCGATAATTGGTGTTCATATGCTAAAAACCTAGGATGTTCATCTCCAAGTTTGGCAAGCATGTTCATTCTATTAATACCCGGATTACCACCTTTGCTATATCTATCATATGGGTGACTGAATGTTCCATTCAATAGTTTGATATATAACTCATTCAATTTATCATCGATGAATACTGTATTTACTATCAAACCATCTGCTAATTTAGGTTTTTTAACACCAATTCTATGATCAGGGTCTGCAATATTATCATCAATTACGTTATGGAATTGATCAAAGAAATCTTTAATCTCACCACCATCAGCTTGCGCGATATCGTCCATGAATGATAGATCTGAAGTTTTTGTTCCCCTATATTTGAGTACAGTAAATGCTGGAACAACTTGAGATACAGCTAGCATGTTCATAGCTCTTAAGATATACCTTGTATCTAGGAACGGCATTTGCATCGCGCCACTTCGAGGTACTGTGGCTGAACTTTTCACAGGTTGTGGTCCGAATCGAGCATCTGAGTCAATTGTAAAATCTGTTCTTTGCAATGAAACGTCTAAGTATCTAGCTTTAGATAATCGATTACGGAAGTAGTTTTCATCAGCTACAGTGTCCCAGTGTCTATCAAAGTCTGCATATACCGCTCGCATCCACTTTTGAATTTCACCTTGAACTTCTGGATGGAATTGAATTCCTTTTTTGTATAGCTCCCAAGCTCCTTTATTTCCTCCAGCTAACCCTTGTTTGCCCAAATAGTGTAAAGTAGACAAAAACATCTTCTTCCCTTTATTACCTTTTCCAGAGATTCCATCATCATCTATAATCCAAGGCATGGTTAGTGGATTCTGATTAGCCAGTATAAGTTCTTCAAACGTAGCATTACCTTCAAGTTGAGATGGTATAGTTCTGATCCAAAAGATAATTTCTATAAATGCTGGATTACCTGATCTATAGATCTTTTTAGTCAGCTCTTTATATATTTCAGCACCAGTATGTGGAAGAGCTAACAAGATAGCTTTACCAGATTCAACTATAGAATCTGGTAAGAAAAATCCCCTAGCTTTAGATAATGTTCCTTGCGCATTTCCAGTAACTCTTGGGCTTATAGAAACATCTGTATTAGGTGGTACTGTGAATCCAATGTCAGCTGATCTCTTTAGATAATCTTGATGCCCTTGGTTTGTTGCCCAATACTCAGAACCTGCTACATTACGAGCTGAATATCTTATAAGAAATCGTGCAGCATCATCTATTAGAACATACTGTTTATAATATATCTTATATTTATCTCTAAGATCCCTCTCGAATTGTATCTTACGTTTCTGTTGATCGTTATATAAATCCTTATCCAATTCTGGATCATATGTCTCTTCAATACCCAACCACACTTTAAGCTCTTGCGCGATAGTTTTTTCAAAGGACTCTTGAGGAAGAAGTGTTTTAGTAAAATATAATGGATATGGTACATTGAGTGGTTTAAGTTTAAAGGATGTTACAGCTGTATATTGTTGAAATAGATTGTAAAATCCTTTCATATATGATTGGCCAGCATATGTTACAGAGTATGATGCACTAGCAGCATTTACAAAGAACGATATAGGTATATGCTGTATTCCATTCTCGCTAATAATAGCTTTAGCAATTGAATGTGGAGCTGGTTTACCTCCAACTTTTTTATTTCTAGCACTCTCTAAAGAATCGTATAAATCGCTTAATATTGTGCCTGGATTAGCTTTTAGATGTATCTTAAATTCCTCTGTGAATTGTAAGTTAATCAATGCATGAGCTGATATACTTTGGGTAGATGCTACTGAATTTAGTACGGTCCTCCAACTAGAGTCTTTAGTAGCTAATTTCTGTAATATTCCTGGTTTTCTTCCCGATACTATCTCAACACCAGTGAGTACTTTAGAGTCATGTTGTGCTTCAATACTACTAAAGTCGAATACGCTATCGAAAAGGTTATCAATGATATCTCCATTGAGTCTATCTTTATCATATGCTTGTAGTAGTCTTTTAGTAGCTCTATCTACATCACCACTTCCAGGTTTTATCATATTAAGAGATTTAATAATTTGAACACCATCTATAATCACATTTGTATGTTTATTTAAAACATTTTCATAGATAAGTAGTTCCGTTGAATTCAAACCACCAACTGGGATCACTGCAGTACCTGCAGGAATTCTTGTTACACTAATTCCTTTAATTAATTTACCTTCATATGAATTGAGTAGGGTTGATTCAGCTTGTGTGACCATTGCAGTGGATAGTAGATTCACTGTTGAGGGTACATTCACCGTAGATCTATCTACTCCTCTATGGTTAATCATAGCATCGATTGCTGCTCTTCTATTAGGCTTATTATCTTTGTTAATTGTTCTATCGATTCGCGCCACGCCGTTTCTTAAACTTACTAATTCACCTGGCATGTTTTGTGGATTTTGTCTGATCTCGTATTTGATTGCAGTATCTTGGAGGCCTTCTACTCGTAGTACATACATATCTTGATCATAAATAACTCCCATCATATCGACTATCTCAACAATATTTGTTTGGTGCATGTTGTTGATCCACCTTTGAGTTATTTGGTTTAGTTCTGTTCTTAGGTTTGCACTTCTTTTATTATACTGAATTCCAAAACCGTTCCTAGATAATACATTACGTAATACTTCAGTTTCAGGCCTGATGTTACTACTTACCACCCCGCCTAAACCTAATTTAGCACCCCTCTGATGAATTATAATTCGAATTTCTTCTTGTAATGCCTTTCGTTGCCCTTGATCAGTTGTTACTAGTATCAATTCAATCTTTTCAATAAGGTTAGTTAAATTAGTTTTCTTAACAGCGTTGAGGTTACGTTTCCAAAACGCATCACGCTGATACTGTTCGAAGTGTGTATCTAGTGATTCAATATCTATACTGTTAATACCAGCTTTTAGTTTTTGGTTTTCTGCAGTTCCAGCAAATGGTCCATTATGTCCATATTGAGAAGCTTGATTAAGTTCCTTCCAAATCTCAGCTACCTTTTTAATGTCATCTCCCCATTTTTGTAGAAATGCTCCCCTACTCATTAAATGCTCGTTAAGGTTAGTCGAAAGATACCCAGCCTCCTCACTCCTGAACCATAATAGAATATTTGCAGCTTTTAAATCCTTAGACATTTTAAAGAATTCATCAATAGTATCTGGTCTAGTCTTAATTGACTTACCATCAACTTTATGAACACTCCCTACAGGTGTTTTTAATACAGAGGCTTTAGTTGGTACAATCTCACGTAACTTTTCAGCAAAGTCTTTCTGCAGTAGTATAAGGTCAGGCTCGTGGGTTATTAGATGTTTACTCATGGTTTATAACAGTAGAAGAATGCTTCCCCTACTTCCTTTATCATATCTGATTCTTTTGATTTCTTAAATATATTTATCGCAGATGTTTGTAAGGTGGTGCCATAATTATCTCCTGCTCCAAATTGAATCCAATTTAAAACGGACTCAAAAAGACCATCTTCTGTTGACTTACTATAATGCTCTATTATCATAAGTCCGACTAACTGATCATAGGTCCACTCACTAACAGCATTTTGATATCTCCATTCAAATACAGCATCTAAATGAAGTTCTGCAGCTCTTACTTTCACTGCTTCATCATTAGCCTTCTCTTGTGCATCAATAACTCCGTCGTAATTAACATCACCACCTTCAGTAGAAGCATATCCTTCATCAAAATTTTCCATATAACTTGGCTTACTAATCATGATTTCAGGCATCTTTAACTTATTTAAGTCACCGTTCCAATACGTCCTTAACGACTTAGATACCCTATCATTATACTTTTTAAACAGGTTTTTAAAAACCGCAAAGGTGTATCTCAGATCAGCAAGTGATATTTGTGTATACCCCCAATACAATTCGGAGTACCCATCACCGTTAACAGTGATATCTTCATCCCAGTTGCTTAAAACACCAACAGCACAATCAGCATACCAAAGAACATTCTTATTAAATGAATGATATAAAAATCTCGTTTGTGAATCCAATTCAAATTTACTCATGATATCATCATACACTAACTTAATAGCTAATTCAGTAAAGCCTTTAGTAGTTTCATACAATTCAACTTTATCAATATCAGCTGCACTAAGGCCTATTTGATCATCACTAATAGTATAAAAGGCTCGTCTACTATTAGATAATTTGAGGAGCCACATATCAACATAGGTTTTATCAGAATTCTTTTGAGCGTTTACTAATGCACAATGGGTCAGCTTTGTTGGCTCTATAATAATCTTTTGACTATTAACAGTTTGTGATTGATTTAATGGTTGAGATTGAACTTGTATATGTTTCATTTACCTAATATGTCCTTCCAAAATTTTGTTCCTTGACTATCTCCATTGCCATACATCACCCCGCCTCCACTGCGCATTTTCTTCCGCCACTTTCTAGCGAATTCGCTATCAAATTGTTTTCCATTTTCAAATGGTTTACCTGTTTTAACATTAAACCCTGAAGAATATAATTGCCCAAGCTCTTGTGGACTAAATGGAGGATTTTCCAAAAGACTCGAAACATCAGTTGCATCGTTATATAATTTTAATTTTAGTTCACATCTGGCCCGCGCCGTAGTGTCTTCAGGTAATTTCTCACACTCTGCAGCCATGGCTGCAGCATTTGTTGTAGTAAGTATGTAAGATTTATACTTTCGCCATAATTCAGGTTTATATATTCTCATTTTCTGATCGAAAGAGAGGGCAGGACCTTGTTCTATTATATTTGCTAAATCACTTATTGGTTCAATGAATATCAATGCTTTTGCAAAAGTCTCTCCTATTGCCCACCGTTCATTATAAACTTGAATTCGTTCTTTAAGCCACAAATTAGCTTTCTGATGACCCGTTAACTCGTTATAAGCTTTCGTTACACCAGCTCCAGTATGCGCAAGGACTGCATCAGCAATTGGAAGGATACCCCTACTACTTAGGTCGTTATCAAAAGCTCTATGAATAACTTTAGTCAGCCAAATGTGTCCCCACATCCAATCATAGCGCTGATACATTTGTTCCTGCTCATCTGTCCATGTTGGTGTCTGATCCGGATGTTCCTCATCGTACGCCATAGCTGCAGCCCGGTTGAAATAATGCTCTTGAAAGAATACAGATGCACCAAGGAAGATACCTCCAGTAAATATTCGAGTAGACATTTTCTTACCACCAATACCCAATACACCTAAACTAATATGCATTGAAGTTACTGCCGCACGGATAGCTTTAGCTTTGAATTCTAACCTATCAATTGCTTGCATATCCTGGTGGTGTTTGTCTACATAGTCCTGCATTACTGGATGAACATAACCACCCTTCTTTTCGATTCTTATTATTTGAGCTTTTAATTTAGTGACTCGTTTTTTGAATGTTTCCCAAAGCTCTTCTACTCCTTGACCAGTAATAGATTCAATTGTAACATCACCAATTGAAAATGACTCTTGGGCAGTATATGGTCCGTATGGGTTAACAAGTTTAATTATCTTTCCCTTGCTATCATGAAACTGCATTTTACCATCTACAGTAACTTTAACATAATCATACGTATGACTTCTAGCGATGCTCCATTTCTTTGCACTAGATGATGTCCACTTTTCTTTTATTGTGTTACCATCAATAAGAACCTCATGTAAATCAGCATTTCCTGTAGTTAGATAAACGTGAGTGCCCTCAGGTATAATATAACGAGTTAACACTACGCCGTCCGGAGCCTTTCCAATTGGAGCATCTGGATTTACTTGAGTAGCTGAGTATAGGTGTTCTGGATTAGAAGGTGCGTTTCCTCTTCGTTCTATTACTATAGGTTTCTTTAATATAATCTTAGCTGGTTCAATTAGTGACATGAAGTCATTACGGTTGACAAGTTTAAACAGCTTATCAGCAGCTATAGTCATATTGACGTCAATGTCAGCCAACTTAGGGCCATATGTTCGCATATCAGATGGTGTTATTTTCTCCCAATTTAATTTAATTGGATGAGTAAGTTTATCCATCAATGCAGTTTGTTCCTTCATTATCTTCGCGCTATCAATAAAATCTACAAGCTCTTGTTGGGAAGGACCACCAAGCCTTCCAGGATTGTCTGGGTTATCCTGGTATGAAAGACGTCCACGTGCTATAATCACAGCTTCTGCAACTTGATGATTCGTGTAGTTGTAGCCCTTAAAACTAACTTTCTCTGATGTATATTTTAATTTCTCAAATTCATCTATTGTGTATGGTATCATCATATCTGCAGATGATATGGGCCCGAATGCATTGCTTGCTATATATCGTTCGTGTAAACCGTATGCTTCATTAATCTCAAGAACAATGCGTTCATTAATACGTGCAGAGGTCAATGGACCAAATTTATCTATCCAATCCGGGTGGATATTAATTTTACTACTAACCTTTACAGTTTTGCCATACTTGTCAACAAATTTTACAGCTAAGTGGGTTAATTCTTGTTGTTGTGGGTTTAATCCCATCGATCTTAACATAGGACCTTTATGGCCATCTACCCATTTTTTAAGTTCCGTGTTGTCTACGTTATGAGGTAGTGCTATCCCACCAGGCTGTGCAGCTTCCCAATTTATAGGAAAGTCCATTATTTGGCCTCGAGGTGATCGTCCGAGTGATACGGAATATTTTTCACTGATTAATTTCTCAGGCCAATTGGATTTACCCAACTCTTGCCAATCCACTGGATTACCTCTACTATCGATAAATAATACCGGCATTAACTTAACACCACCGTATGCCATAGCTAAAGCTCTATGTCTACCATCGTGTGCAAACCACTTACCCACTTGATGTGCTATCACAGCTTCGCCTTTTTTAGTCGTCAATGTTCCTAGTGTACTATGATTACGACCATACTCTATTCCTCCAGCTGGATCATATCTAATGTTAAATTGTGGAATAGCATCAAATTGAGCACCACTCTTATAAAGCCTAGCACTGCTTTCAATCTTGGACCTCTCAGTTCTTGAATTCTTTAAATCTTGTTTTTTCTCATCTAGTAGAGTGTCCTGTGCATCTGACAATCCCTTTGTGTCTTCAATATCTTCTAAGAAGTTGACATCTTGTTCTAGTTGTGTTATGGAAGAATTAAGTTCTTCCATTGACCATACACTTAAATCATACTCGAGTGGGAAGGCCATCTTTAAGAATTCCCTAGGTGACATATACGCTATACCACCATTTTTACCAATTGGTTTTTCAGATCGGATTCCTGGACTTGGATCTGAAACATCATATGTCTTTCTATCACCAATATTATGGCTTGTTAATGCTGGCAATTTAAACTCAGAGTTGGCTTTTGCTACTGCTTGCCTCTGTATCTCTGTTAACTGCTTTAATGCTTCGGCGGAGTTAACAGTAAGAAAAGGTCGAACGAATTTAATAATATCAGCTTCACTTAACTTTTTAATTTCATATCGTTTCCTCTTTACCAGCTCGTTTCCATGCTTATCATACAAAATAGCATCAGCATCACCATAAAGTACTAAAATACCCTCCTTAGATAAACTTCCAGTATGCATGAACCTCTCTCTCATTTCCTTTCCATTTAATGCTTCTGAAGCGAAACCTTCGAGGGTGCCAGTCACTATCCTATGAGAATTATTGTTGTGATCAAACCTAATTTCAGTCTGATAATTAACGTCCCTCCAAGTAACATTTTCATTCCATAGATAACCGTAATTCATTTCTGCATGTAAAGAATAAACCTCTTGCCAGAACCGTTGGGCAGATACAATACCCTCCAATGAGTGGTTTGATTGACGAATTACTCCACCTCCAATCAAGGTGTCCTTTACTAGATCTGAACCAAACATAGCATGTTTCATTTCATTTGCTATCCTAGCATAGATTAATCTTCCTTCAGCTTTACTTCTTGACCTTTCATCATATGAAAAGTGTGTAAACCCAATTTCCTCATAAAAAGCTTGGTTTGCCTTAATTAAATCCGTGTTCGACATGATCAGTTTTAGTTCAAAATTACTTCTCTTGGGATCTATTGTAAACTCTAGGAAGGGGTGTTGCATATAACTATTGTACTGTCCGAGTGCACTGAATTCCGTTGCACCAACCTCAGCAGAGTAATATAAAGGTCGAGAATTTCTCTGTACTCTATAGCCGTCTTTTTCTATAGAATCGTAAATTTGACCATGCTTCAATACAGATTCAGGCCATATGTTCTTAGGCGTCACTATGTAATGTTGTGTGTGTGCTACTGGCTTCTTAGGTTGCATTATCCCTTGATCATCTGCCAATTGAAATGTATCAAATTGCTGCCAATCATCGAGAACAGGTCCATTTAATTTTAATATAACCCATTCATTATCAAATTGATATTTATTTTTAAATTTAACAATATCATCACTCACTCGCTTATCAGATACATACTCGCCAGTGTCAATTATCTCTTGAACTTCTGATGCTATAATCTGGTTCACAATTCGATCAACAACTGTAGAGTTAACATTTTTACGAACTAATAAGCCATCCTTAACAGAAATACCTGCATCCGCCATAACAGCAGCTTGAACCTTTAGGGTGTTTGATACAGCATACATTCCATAATGAGGGGAGGGTTTCATCAGGTTACGTATTCTCTGTACTGCGTGGTCGAATATAATCGTTTGTTTAATGGGGTAATCACCCATACCCATTTTCTTAGCTTGATGTTTATCAGTGAGTTTAACACCATCTATACCGTGCCTCTTTAATCTATGCAATAGAGGCTTGTTTAAATTGAGGCGTTCTGGTGGTTTAGCCCAACCAGAAGCCTCACCTCTGCTAAGACCTGCAGCATCAGAAAACTCTTCAATAATAATCCAACCTGCTCGTTGAAGGTGACTTTTAGCTGTTGCACTGCCATATTCTACGTGCCACTCCACTGGAAGTCCACCAGTACCATCTCCCTTCTGTAAGGGCCCTGAAAATTTCATTCCATCTAGTTTAACTTTAGATATATCACCTTTATAAGCTGGATAGTATGTTTGCATAAACTCTGATATTTTCATCTGACCAGGTGTTATGCCAATATGAAAGTCGCTAACTATCTCAATGATGGTTAGATTTTGTTTATTTAAGTGACCAGCTTCTATAACTTTAAATTCCATAAAGTTGCCAATTTTACCATCATCAGCTAATTTAAGCATTTCTTCACCGGTAGCTAATGAGGTACCACCCCATTTTTCATCCATACTGAATGAACCTCCAGTAACATAGTCTTTAGATGCCATATTAGTAGTCTTTGAATTGACATACAGTAATAAATAGTCGCTTCTATGGTGTCTCTTAATAACATTCATTACTACTGACTTAGCAATAAAGGCTTGAGTTAGTCCCAGAGGCTGAGCAACAGCATATATGACGTTTTCAGGTACATCTCCTGCAATATCATTAGATGGAAACTTACTGTCTATATAAAGTAATACTGGCTCGAATATACCTTCAGTTGTAAACGAGCTGGCTTGATAGTCTGGACCTGTAAATTTATTTTTTTGACCACGTCTGCTACTAGTACTGATTATATTATCATCTAACAATAAAGGTTTAATTCCAACACCAATCTTAATTTGATTCTTCTGTTGAGCTCTGTTAACTTTCTTGGTTACAATTTCAGTCCATAACGCCCTTTCGATTTTACCCATACGCCTTCCGTTGATCTTTAAAACATAGCTATTTTTAAGACGTATCATGTCACGAACTATTCGGCTCACACTATATCCACCTGTCGAATCCCCAAGTTGTTTGGATATATCTACAACCTGATAACCACCAGTTATTGGATCACTATAAGCATCCCATACGGTATTACCTTGTCCGTTTGCTTGTGTGCCTAATATACTAGGAGATTTACTATATGCCATATTGATTACCAGTGCGAGATGTATGGATTGGGCTTTTCGATATTATCTATAGATAATGTTGCTACTTGATTAATTTTAAAGTATGCAGTAGATAACTTTTGACCACCTTCGTCACCAAATAATGTTTGATAGAATGTTTGTAATCCTTCTGTCATGTTTTGTTGTTTAATATTAACATGGAATACATTGTCGTTCATGAAATCTATAAGTTCAGGTGTCATGTGCAATTTATAATCAGGCCATAAGTCTTTTAATGTTCTGTATGTACCAACCGCAGCCGCAGCCTTCATTCGAACAAATAGTTCACTAGACCATGACTTTGAGGAGTAACGCCTACCAACTGCACCATAAACCTTACTCCATCCAAATTTTAAGGAGTAGGCTGTTATCTCTTCAATTGACTTTCTTACAGTAGCTGTGTCAGATATAAACGCCCTATCATAATCACCAAAGAGGGTAGTACGAGCAACAGCTGGATTAAACTGTATCTTCAATTTCTCTTCCTCATACTCTTCATCACTTGTTGCTACTAGTCCTTGTACAGTGCGATGAGCCACCTCACTATGAGCCCACTCATGAACAAGTGTGTCGATTCCATAAAGATCAAAATCATTAGCAGCAGGCATTTCTGAATTATTAAAAACTATTGTATTAGTTAACCCGTGATATCTACCAGCAATACCTCCTTCTCCCGGTGCACTAAACCAACCACCTTCAACATCCTTATATACAACTAGATACTTAGGTTTCCACTTATGATTTAAATAGAATTCTGGATCTTGAGCAAGTCCACACCCCTTCATAAATTCAGGTACAGTATCAGTATCTCTTAGATGGAAGTTTCTAGCAAACGCCTTCTTAGCTTCCTTATCACTATCATATTCAATATCCGCATATACAAATGGCTTAAAGAATGTTCTTGTGAGATTATAGAAAGAACCATATGAATCACCCAGAGTTGGTGAAGCGTATATAGGCATAGCGAATAATATATCTTGCATCGATTTTAAAATAACTTGCGCCTGAACTCGCCCAACCTTGACTTTATCCTCTTCAGCTGCTCCAGGTACGAATACAGTACTTGGTGGACCAATAATAGGACCTTTGTGTTCTTTCTTGTTTGATCCCTCCGCTAACGTCTGATCATGAAGGAAAAATATATCACCACCATGAACCTGAGTCCCTGGGCTATCATTAGGATTCGCCGATGGTACTAATGAAATTAGATAGTAGTCTACATCATCTTTAGGTGTTCCCACTAGATCCCATGATCCAACTAACCATTTAGTACCAGTCCACGTACGTCGAGTTCCGTCAGCTAATTGCTGAGTAGTTCCTACTGTGATTGGTTTATTACTGAAATTTGGTAATTTACTATGAGGCATATACGTATTTATACGTATTCATTCACCAATTGTTTCTAATAATACTCGTTTCCGTTTGCGAATACAGTATCAGCACCACCTGATATAATATGATTACCATACCAATCACCGTTTCTACCGATAGCTTTATCGTTTACGTATACTGATGGATTGCTGTAAGCGTCTAGTGTTACAATATGGGAGGGACATGAGTCCCCTACGGGATATGTGTGAGATAAGGTGGCGTCGCCTACCCTGTGGATTTCTTTATTCTCCGCAAATACAGAAGAGCTATGAGTATCAGCTTGGGTTGTACTAGTACAGGTGTGTCCTGTATCAACACTATCTCCTGTTCTTGCAACACTAGGCATGCCTACTCTACTTTATCTGCTACAGCTTTATTGAATTGCTTTGCGAATTTATTAAGTTCTTTGTGGAAAGCTTTAAGTTGTTTAGATACTGTCGGATCAACTGTTTGAACTTTATTATCTAAATCGAATGCTAATTCTTTCATAGAAGACACTGCATTACTCAATTTAGTTTTTAATTGAGCAGCATAGCTTCTACTAAGCGTCACTTTCATTTTAGCTTTAGTTTCTGCAGATACTTCGTGCAGTTCTTTAAATGATTTAATATCCATTCTACTTTTTCCTTTTTCTGATTTTACCCAATTTCTTTCCTGGGCCCATGTCAATGTTTCCATCTCCAATTGATACATCCTCTCCCCTCAACTTTTTATTGGTAGCATCAATGATTTCGTCTAATTCAGACTTTTTTTTAGCATCTGCCTTCTCTTTACGTAATAGGTTTCTAGCCATTGCTGATTTAAAACCTCTAGTTCTCATATCAACTGAAACCGCTTCTTCTACTGATTCGTATGTAGCAGCAAGACCTGACATCTTAGTTAATTTAGCACCTGCCTTCTTATCTACCTTAGATGCTAATTTAGCTAATTGAGTTTTAATTTGTTTAGCAGCACCCTTATCACCTTCGTTAGCTCTCATAGCTAATGACTTGAGGTTTCTAGCAATCTTCTTGTATTCAGGCTTACCTGAGATATTAGTTAATGCTTTAGCAATGCCTTTTAGTTTATTCTCTTCAATAGCTTCTTCGCTTAACTCTTTACCACATGCAGGACAAGTGCCAGTCATATCAGAATGGTCTCGACCACAACTTTCTGGAAGTGGTTTTGACTTCTTCTTACCCTTTAATTTGCCGTATGTTACAGACTTTGAGATACCTTCATTCTTTTCAGGCTTCTCGTTATCACCCTTCCAACCTGCATCAACGTAATCATAGAACTCTTTCTCTTTATCACCTTTCAATTGATCTGGTTCAGTAACACCAAATTTCTTTAACGCTTTTTTGAAGAATGCCTGATAAGCTTCTTTATCGCCAGCTTTACCGTCATCTGATGCTTCTCTAATTTGGGATAATGTTTTCATATTTAATGTTCCTTAGGTGATGCAGCTGCATGTCCATTCTGCTTATTTTTAATATCATGAAGCATTTCCTTCATATTCTTATTGTTAATTTGAATCTCTCTGAGAGACAACATAACTTGTTCATGTGTTTGTGCTACGGTAGATATCAAGTCAGTGTTCTCGTTTACTTTACTTTGTATTGCTTCTTGTCTAGTAGTGATCGTTGCTGCCCACCAAACGGAAGTAATTGTCTGTCCAAAAATAGCAAAGATAACTGCAACAGCTGAAGACTTTAACCACATAGGTAAATCCTGTTTTTGCTCTTTAAGCAGAGTAATATCTTTATGAATACTAGCTTGGCACGCAGACATATCTCTTTTAAGAATCTCTAAATCAGTTTCTAAAGAGTTTACCCTTTGCTCCATACCTACCTATAAGTTTATTTATACTACTTATATTTATAGTTTTTTAGAACTTGACGAGATAATTTTTCCTAGCTTTAGGGTATCTATACGGTCATTTGGAACGTATCTCCAAATATAACCACGTTCTGGGTCATCACAACCAAATACTGTAACAGATAACCCTATCTTAACAATAACAGCTTTATGGTTATCAATCATTACATGATCACCTTCTTTAAAGGGTCCAAAGTATTTAAAACTTAAACCTTGTGCTATATTGCCTGCGAAATCCTTAATCCAAAATACGATGACTATTCCAGCCATCATTGTAAAGAATGGGGTTATTAAATCAGCTAATTGTAAGGAGAGGTCATTGATCGTCATCATAAGTTATGGTTCCAAATGATAGGATACCGTCAGGTGAAGTAACATCAACAAGGTCTTTCTTACCATCAGCAATATCCTTTCTAAGTTGTATTGCTTCTTCTTTTGTTATTAACCCTACATTAATTGCAGT